CGCCATGCGTGCGGACAGACCTATGGAGGTGATGATCAACCCACGATTCTGACCTCCGACGGACGTCAGGACTGCAAAATCAGCCATCGTCCACCTCGGACAGCAATTTGTTCAGGAATTATGGTGGACCGACTCATAATCACCATCTAACGACCACAAGACCGCCACCACCTGCCGCGCCATCATACGAAGTCCCGCTATTTGCACCCGTTCCCGCACCTGCGGCACCGCCACCGGGGGACGTTCCATTGACGCCCGTTGTGCCGCTGTTCTGGCTTCCACCCATTGGCGCACCGCCTCCCATTCCACCCAAATTTAGTGAGGCAACCTGTCCCGCTGAGCCAGAAAGATTCACGTCTCCATTAACTCCGACTCCGGATGGCGTCGCTCCATATTGTGGGGCGGAGGGAGATGCCAGATAGTTAAGACTGCCTCCAGAAGCGCTAACATAATGCCCGAAACTTGTCGTCCCCCCAGGGCCAGCAGGGACGCCAGTACGGGTTCCCGCAGCCCCTCCATTTCCAACAGTCACACTGATAGACTGTCCCGGCATGACACCTCGAAGGAGTTTGCGGGCGTAGCCGCCACCGGAGCCTCCACCGCTTGGGGTGGTCGGCACTGAAGCGAACGAGCCTGACCCTCCTCCCCAAAGTTCAATTTCAATCTGAGTTACACCGAGAGGCACAATAAAGGGCGCGTTGCTTTGAAAACTCTGCACGCCAGTGCCAAATCCAGGGTGGAGGATAGGAAGCTTCCAGCTGATGAAGGGTGCCGACGGCAGTGTAACGATATCATCCGGCTCGATCGTGGTTTGTCCATAGGATACTGTGATTTTATAAAGCCCAACCCACCCTTGGTCGGCAACCGGGGTCAGTTGAGTACCAGTTGAGGAGGGGACGCCATTTTTTAACTGAAGCTGAACAGCCTGGATGCGCAATGTGGCCTGCGGTAGCCCTGAATTCGCTTGTCCACTGTACGGCTGTGACGGATTAACCGCGTTATAATACGGTAATACGATCGGATCCTGGTCGCTTTCTTGTAAACAGGACTGGACAACGTAGTCAACGGAGTTACCAAAATCTGCGGGTGACTGTAATTCAAAGTATTGCGAAGAAATATTAACCCCCATTTTGACCAGGGAGTTTGTACTGTTTGCGTTCAGAGAGCCATATGGTGACGCATCAACAACGGATAATTGAGTTTGACTGCCCGGGCCTACCTGTACGGATAACGAAGTGGGTGCGGTTGGGGTGCAGTCGAGGCCATCCACCGTAATTTCTGTACCGAGAGTTGCCCTCATGAGAAATCCGAGAGCTATCATGGTGTTACGATTGATTGACAACAGGTCAGTATCAAGCGGAATGGCACCTGGGTAGACAATATTTCGATCCATGGACTATATACTCACCTTTTTTCTCAAAAAACACTCAGGCCTGTCGTCAATTGGGCGAGCAGAGCGCGGCGACCATGGAACGCTGCCAGGAGATTCCTAGCGGTCTCATCGTAACATGCGGCGATGGCGCGCAACTGCCTGACCCAACGGAAGAAGTTCTGAATCAAATGACGAGCCTCATACAACGCTTTGTCATACGTCCTGGAGTTCTTTCGGTTCTTTCGGCGGATGACGGCGGTCTTCCCGGTCTCCTCCAGCGGCTCGATCACCCGTTCGTCCGTGTTGTAAGCTTTGTCCGCGAGCAATGCTTCCGCATCCATCCAAGGCACCAGGGTATCTGCTGCGACGAGCTCGTGGACCTGCCCGGCGGTCAGGACGATTGTCAGGGGATTACCCAGCGCGTCCACCAAGACATGGACTTTGTTGCTCAGGCCGCCTTCGCTTTTCACAATCGGCGTCTTCCCCGGCCTTTGCCGGCTTTGCCGATCTCGATGCGGCGCGGCAATGAAGCCATGCGCTTCGTCCACTGGTACAATGAAGACCATCGTCACAGCGCCATCTACTCCACCCCGGGACAGCGTCATGCCGGGCAGGATCGCGCGTTGATCGCCGCGCGCGATGAAATCTATCAGCGGGCGCGGCAAAGCGCGCCACGGCGCTTGGGCCGCGAAGCGGGCCAAGGCCGCGCGACCCGGAACTGGGTACCGGTGGACGCGGTGACACTCAACCCCGAGCGTGATCCGGTGGTCCGGGCGGCGATCCCACGAACCGAGCTTTCCGGTTCGATCGGCGAGCCCGCTTTCCCGTCCCGACCTGGCAACGCCCAGGCCATCGCGCAGCGACGGGGAAGAGAGAGGAGGGCAACCAACCAGAAACACGCGCAGCGTCCCACGGCGCGCGAGCATCGCGAGCACCGGACCTTCCCCGAAGCGAGCACCATGACGCACTCAACGTCAGCCGGCGGACCAGGTCATTGCGCCCGCGATCACGAAGCGCGAGGAGCGGCGGGATAAACGACAGTCGTTACAAATCCTGGACGACAACCTGATTGACACTCACCGTACCATGCCCGTCTACGTATCCCAACTATCCGATGAATAAGATGGGATAGTCACATGTCCGTGACCGAATTTCCAATCCGGTGTGCGGCCCTGGATGAGCGTCCACTCTCGGTAGAAAGATATTCTCGGAGCCAATCCCGCAGAGATAGCGTATCCAGCCACAACTCGCCAACCACGTTTGATGATTGGGTGGTTGATACCGCAGTATTGTCTCGTTGCGCCGAACCACGCTCTTCAGGAACGGCTTTATGAGATACCAGCGTAACATCGTTTATTGCGTGCCGTAAAGGTCGCACACCCCCAGCGGTGAAGGCCGTGCGATAATGCGTGTTTTTGATGATCCCAGAGTATCCGCCTACTTTCCGTAATCGATCGTTGGAGGTTCGCCCGATTTTGCGAATAACGGTGTCGTTGCCCTGATCGCTGTCTGGCTTGAATTCGCCCGCATCAGGATCCCGCAATAACCCCCGGGGCATTGCATTTCCATCCGGCGAATTGATTGGAATTGATGTTTTTCGCGCGAGGATATATGACACTGCGAGTTTGCTCTGATTATCGCGGCCTGCATCCAAAGCGGGACTTTGACTACTGTCGATGGACAGCGAACGAGTATTTGCTTCGACCGGTCGCCCGATTGGTTTTTCAATTTGACGTTCGATCGCCATTCCTGTGATTGGCTCATCATGTGGCGAAGCGTCATTGCGAGGATCTCGGATGGCCTGTCGATTTTGTCGTGGCATGGCGGCTGCCAGGGCCGAGTTCGCGGAAGAGATCAGCGTTGAATGGGGTGATCGGTCTGGCAATTCAGCATGATCGGATAGTATGTTATTTGAATAGTACTTATGTCGAGGCGTACCTGCGATTCTCGGATTGGAGCCTGGATCCTTTGTTTTTGACGAAGTCAGATTCTCAGCCGCAAGCCTTACCGGCCAGATCACATTGCCAATGTTCTCAACCAGTGGCGGTTGGATCATTCGACGGGCAATTTTCCATTGGCCTTCGTTCGTACCGTTCCGCGTATCGTTCACCAAGGTCCAGGGACTGGGAAAATGTCGTGGCGAATAACGAAACATGGCGCGATTCCGAGGGGTTATCACGGTTCAATCGACATCCAAATGATGGTTCCTACTGGTGCTGTACGCGAGACGACTTCAGAAATTTCCGTATCGTCTGCCCAAGGTGAAGTGGTACAGGAACTGATGTAAGCGCTAAGGCCGGCTCCGAATCCCCCCGCATTTCCGCCCCAACCATTGACCATCGCTATCCCGGGCGATGCTGGTCGGAACGCTCTGACGAAAGCCTGAAACGGTGAGTTGAGATTTCCCCATCCGCCGGCGATGCAAAACGCGGCCCTTCCGGATTCTGTTGAGGTCAGCGACCCATAAGATCCGGTATCTTGCGGGTTAGTTGGCTCGAATATGACTGGTGGTCTGCCAGTCAATTCTAACAACACATCGCGTATCGCCGCCCGCGTGCATCGGTCCCTTAGCAGTTCCAGGCGAATCCTTTGCCGGAACGAACTGTCGGCCTCTCGTGGGCGTCGTTGCACCCGGTATCCAAAGTAATCTTGCGCGATCATATCAAGCCAATAGTCGAATGCCGTACCTATCCGCGTCTGCATTTTGACATAATCCAGCAGATAAAATAGACCCACCCAACCGGCGGAAAGCGAATTTAGAACTAAATCCAATATGGGTGTTTCTTCGCCGAACCATCGAACTGGCAATGTTGCCTTAATTCTTTGAAGGAGATCTTGTTGACTGTAGACCATGCTATCCAAACGTTACACTTTGCGGTAAAAACGATGCTGCTGGTGGCGCTGCTAAATCGTTAGTTCCACCATTCAGGGTGACACTCGAAACATTGATTATCCGTGGCTCCGTCCGATAAGCCACCTGGCTGATCCGCGTTAGAGAAAGTGTACTCCCAATGGGAAGATTGCAAATGTAGGTCTCGATCGCGGATTGTAATTGGCTTTGAACCGCGGACGCCGACAATCCCGGAGGAAGTTGTATAGAAAGACTCACCTGAGCCTGAATTATTTGAGGTGGCTGGATGGAAAAGGCTGTTCCCACTGGTCGGACTGCTTCGATAGCGATGGAAAGCGAATTGAACAGGGCGTCTCCTAATATGCCCGACCCATCGTCAACCACGATTAGTATATTTCCTGGCCTGGTATTGCCAACCGCATCGACGTTCTCTTGAACGATATAGTTTAAATTGGGTCCAACCATGGAAATCGCATATCCAACTGCATCTAGAGTAGCTCGTGACCGCGCCGCAAAGAAGTTTGTGAACCGAATTCTAAATGCGGAATCTGTCTCGGGATCTTCTCCTCCACTCGTTGACGTTCCATTATTTATGGTATCTATTCCAGGGACCGCTGACGCGAGAAATGTTAGAGTATTCGATAGTACATTTCCAGAGATCCCTGCCACCGAGGCGGCAATGGGCAGGTCGATCGACATAACGCCCGGGGCCAAGGAATACGCTGATCGGGCAGGCTGCCATGCCGGATTAGAAATGTCAGTTAGAATTGTGAAACTGACAGATCCGTCTTGCGTCTTGATTGACGCTCCCACCGGCACGAACACGACGGCGGCTCCAGAGAATCTCGAAAATGTCGCAATTCCGACAGCTGTCCGAGCGGGTAGTCTCGAAAGCGAGAAGTCCTCCATCCAGCTATCCAGGTCAGAGCCGCTGCTCGAGGCCGCTCGAGTTGTCTGCAAGGTAAGTAATACAAGCCATTGTGCCCACAATAAAATGGCCGCGTTGGCTTCAATTATGGCGCGGAGCACGGAGCCGACCGAAACATCAATTAGCCGTCCAGCAGATGCTGTTATGGCGGCAGACATGTCACGGATGATGTCGGTGAAATCACGGGTCGGAATATTCATCCTATTTTGTTCCAAGCTCCAGGACGACGGAATTCGCCGTAGGTGCACCGACAACCTGATATTGCACAGTTATAGAAATGGTAGAAGGGGGATCGGATGATGATTGGTTTGTTTGAATCTTTATCGACGGGGTCATCATGACGAGGCTCTCGAGTGTAAGTTGGTTCAATACCAGGCTCTTAATAGAGCTACGTGGATACGGGTCTCCAACATAACTACCCAGGCCCGCACCATAGTCGACGTGCCAAATATAATCGCCTGGGTTTGTTAATAGCCTACGAATTATTCGCTGTTGCGCGCAAGCGTGAACCCTAACCACGCTAATGTCGCCGCTGGGTCCAAGGGAAAGATCCGCATTCCAATCACAGGATATTGCTATCATATCGTCTCAATCAAGGGGCAGTGGGCCCGATGTAGTCGAACCACTGCTTGTGTGATGAGTGTGGGAATTATAGTCAGCCCGTAATTTGCTAAGGGCGCCATATGAATCATAGACGTCACCTGATACATGAAGGTCCCCTTTTATTTCGACTACACCGGAATTGAGTAGTCGAATCGAACAACCGGATTGATGACGTAATGAACATTCCCCAGGCTCGGCTTCGGGCGGACGGACGGAGTTCGAGAAGAATCGGCCAATGATCAGCCCATGCTGCGCGTCGCCCTCCTGCGGAATAATCAATACCTGATCGCCTGGGCTTGGAGGGCACATCATTCCCCAACCATCGCCGGCCCATTGGGTTAGAACCGGTAACCATCCCGTCAGTACCCCGTCCGGTTGCAGCAGCACCTTTGCCGTCGCAGTTCGAGAATTTGACGACGACACGATCCCGATCCTCGGTTGTGCAATGCTTCCCCGGCCTCCGCCGGCCTGCCTGGTAAGTGCGTCAAAAAAGTCATCCATCCTGAGAAGCCCCACCTCCGGTCGATGGTAGTAGGGCGGCCTCGATCTGGAAGCCTTTGATATATTGAATGAAGCCGGACGTTGTTGAGAAATGGCGGCGGACGGACAGCACTGTGTAATTAGCATCGAATCCATTGCCGCACCCGCTGATAGCCAGAACGTCACGGGGCTTTAATAACATATCGCCAAGCATAGCAATTTGTACAGTGAGCGTTCGTTTGGTCAATGCACGCAGATGTTGGTTAGCCAACCGTTCCGCGTCGTGCGAGCTCAAATTGGGCGTTACGATGGCAATTGCGGTACCTGGGTCTGCGTTGAGACCGGGGACGTCGGGTATATTCTGACCTGATGAATTGCCATCGCTATAATGCAGCGCCTGAGCCAACCAAGAGTTCCAGCTCTTAACTGTCAATATCGTCTGGCTTGACAATGGGCAATTCCTGTAGAACTTCATTGCAATCGCGTCACCCACGTTAATTGATATTTTGTTCAGCGGCAGAGAACCTGATGAGGCAAATACAAGGGTCCTGCCATCCACGAACAATTCGAACCCTTCGCTCCTTGCTAAATATATTAAGAGCTCCCATTCGCTGGTAATTTGTGAATGGGCATTCAATAGAACTTGATTATAATCATCGCCTAAATAGCTGCCTATTATAGTTGAAGTTGCGGAAACGTTCGTATTGAACCCATGCCTCGCGGCAACATAACTAACTATTTCGCTGGCTGTCTGATTACAAAACGCGACCTGATAGGCCGAGTTAGCAAGTACCGATGAATAGTCCCTTCCAAGTATACGGGCAGTATTATTTATTGGGTCAATGGCGATGTTGTCTGCCAGACCTTCGAACGTCATGATCTTGCTATCGGCACGTTGCGCGTTCATATAGATTTGAACTGCAACGCGTCCCGTTAACAAATCCAACCACCGGTTCTCCGATCTGTTGCCGCTTGTGCTTATTGTCAACTCAAAGGTCGCGCCTTTGCACGAACCGCCATCCGTCCAGTCGGCGTTCATGATCGAATCAACAATTTCTCCATTAATCTGCGCTCTTATTCTGGGCGCCCTCGCGGAGGCCATCACGATACTATCTATCACTCTCATTTTCCGGTGCAAGGCGAATTGTTGGGAGAGTCAACGTGATCGGCGCGCCGAAGGAAAAAGGATCAAGTATGTTGTTAATCTGCGCTATACGGTACCACTGTGTCCCATCACCGAGATACCTTACTGCCACCTGGAACAATGTGGTTCCCGGTTGCACCAGGAGTTCTCGTGTCACTGCCGATTAACGTCCTTTGAAGTAACAACTATGTTCAAGAGGCGGTTGCGTGCAAGAATGAGAGCAATCTGTAACCCTGAAGCGGCAACAAAGTTGGCCGCGAAAATAACCCTTCCAGGAGACAACACTCGGACAACCGAGAGGCCATCTTCTGACCTATCGCCGAGCACCGCAAGTTGATTTTCGATTGAGCACGCTAGCTGTTGAGCCTCCTCGAGTGCATCAGGCAAAGGTATGTCATAGTTTAATGTGGCAAGTGCCATTAGAGCGGCAGTTTGGCCTGATGTTGGGTTTATACTGGTGTTTTGCAGTAAATTCAGTATATCGGCGACCTGCGACACAGCGGATGACGATGTGATATCTGTCATGATCTCAGTGTTTGGATCGGCTGTGCGAACCACATAACAGGAAAGTCGGTATGGTACCCACACGTCGGACGAATAGTCGAGTTCGAATTGATGTATTAGTACGGACAACGCCCTGGAACCCCAGGTCAAGGTCAGAGGTGTTCCTTGAAGTCTGAGAAAGTCTATCGAACGAATCCGATCTGCCGTATTCACCCCTGAGAAAATGCCGGAAAAGCTGGCAACTTCGCAGTCTTCGCCAAGGTTATCGGCGATTGATAATCCGGAGCCCAAACGGTGTACGGCAAATCGTTGCTTCGATTTCAGATGAACACGCTCAGGAGACTCGAGGCCTTCAAACGAAAATGGCCCTAATGTAAGCAGCGAGTGTAGTTTGCTCATGGCTTAATTGCGATATGGCCTGGCACACCGAAAATCCAAATCAATGTCATGCATACGTGATGATTCCTCATACAAAATAGGATACCGTACTGTTTGGAGCGGGCGAGCCAATCTGTCCTTCCTCAGGCGTTTCTTTGTTCGGCTGATCGCCGCTTCTTCGTCCCGGCCTGACGATCCAAGGAGGCCGTTAATCAAACGCCATAAAAACCAACTCGCCTTCGACCGGACCCGTTGCCGGTCTCCGCTCGCCAATCAGATGCGGATGATCCTGCACACCGCCGCTGATTGGCTGATGCTGACGGTGCGTGATGCGATTCCCAGGTCTCCCTGGCCACCGGTGAGTTCTCCACGATCCGATTGAGATTGCTGAATGTCGTGGTGCGCATCAAAGAGACCGCGTACCGGGACAGGCTGGTGTTCGCCTCCAACTTTTCGAGTGCCGAGTTGTTCCGTGGCCTGATCAGTTCGTTGACCCCGCGTCCGCCGTGACGGACGGGACGAGTGCCCCTGACAATCCTGTTCCGATCAACCCCCAACGTCTCACTGATGCGGTCTGAAACGCGGTCCGGCCAGCAAGCGGGAGAGCGTGCTCATATCCATTATGGTAACGAAACATCCCGACGCCCGTTAGGACGATGAA